TTTGCAAAATTTTTTTGGGTAGGGAACCTATTTGTAAAGTACCTGCAAAAGCGAGGCAGGAACCAGGGGTGGGCGGTCGGGACCCCGCTAGCGGGCGATAAGGGGGGTATACCCCTTTACTATAGGTTATAGTATATCGGGCAGTAGAGAGCGTTTATGTAGCTTAGAAGGGTATGGGTTAGGGTTAGGGTAAGTAGGTTAAGGGTTAGGGTATGGGTTAGGTTAAGGGTTAGGGTAGATCCAAGACACAAAAAAGGGCGATCAATAGACCGCCCTTAATTGAGTTGAGTTAGGTTAGCTAACTAGTCTCACTAGTTCTAACTTACCTTTCTTAGATGACCACTCTTTACTTCCCAACATTCTAGGGAAGTAGTGAGCAATAATCTTACTCGGTGTTTGCTCGTAGGCTTCGCCGTTGCTATGTCCCCAGAACTGCTGTCCATCGGACTTAGTAGCAAACTCATTAAGCTGACCTATAGTAGCTTGACCGCCTAAGTCAAACAGATAGTTAAGCACTAGCTGTACTTGTCTAGGGGCTTGGTTATATGACGCTTCAGCGTCAGCACCTAAGCATACAAGCAAGTTAACAGAAACCCCACCACTAGACGCAGTAGGAGTGAAAGGGTTGGCTTTAGTAGCCTTTTCATTTTTAGATGTATTCATCTATATTCACCTTTTAGGTTTAACACTAAGGCTTAATTACCTTAGTTAGTACAATTATACATGAACTACTTTACTTGTATACCCCCTAACCTAACTAAACTAGTTTAAGTTTATAACCTATAAAATCCCTAAATCCCCGCGTCCGTCGGTCCGTGGCTCTATATATAACTGGTGTGGGCGGGTGGGTCGCGGAGCGACCGATAGAGTGAGTGATAGAGTAGAGTAGAGCGATAGAGTGAGTAGACCGAGTAGAGTAGACCGAGCACAAAAAAGGGGACCGAAGTCCCCTAATCCGTAAGCGTCCCGCTTAAGTCACAGAAATGAAACCCTCCTTAATCAGTCTACGCCTGTAGTGATTAAAGATTTTTCCTGGTGTCTGGACCGTCTCTAACCCGACCGCGTCTAGTGCACTGTTAAGCCCTGCCGCGTCCTCACCGCAAATTTGACGAATAGTCAATTTGTGGTCTTTAGCCGCTGCTAAGCACTCGATAACTTTCTGTGCTTGGGGAGCCAGTTCACCCGCTCCGCTCGTGGTTAGTAACTGAACTACTGCGTTTGAATTGATACTACCTGACGCAGCTGCTTTAAAGTTAGTATCTATCTTTTGTTTTTCCATTTTCTTTCTCCTTTCTTTATGGTTAAACGAGTCGTAACTACCTAGTTACCAGACGAAGTATAACCCAGATTGGTACCAAAGTAAAGCAGTATAAAGAAGCAGACAAACTGTATCAGTTTGTAAACTTAAACCGCAGTTTTAGTTCATATTTGGATATGGGTCAGGGTTAGGGGAAGGGTCGCGTAGCGACCGACGGATAGATTGATAGAGTAGACCGAGTAGAGTAGAGTTAACTCTTAACGAAATCGCCTTCGATCACGTTCGTCTGCGCGCGCTTCTTAATTAGTTCTTCGAGTCGAGTGAGTATGTCATCCTTGGACATCAAATCGATCTTTGCGGTCAGTACCTCGCGTCTATCGATGTAGAGTCCCCCCGCCTTCCCCCGATGGACCTCGGCAGTTATTGCAGCAGCAATCTGCCCTTGGTCCTTTGCCTCCTCTCGGAGGTCATGGAGAGTTCCTAAATGGCTCTCCAGAGAAATAGCATCTCTTTCCGAGGCTGCTATTTCCAACTCTATGAGGTAGTTTCGTACGAGTGGGTTATGATTGAGTAAAACACTGCCTTGTGTCTTGGCACCCTTGCGGTCTTTCGTGTAACCCGCTTTGATAGCGGAGTCCGTAGCGGTTTGTCCCTTTAAATATTCTCTGCAAAACTTCTTTTGTTTCGAGTTGAGTGGTTGCCAGGTCTTACCCTTGTCATCGATGTAGGCTTTACCGTCCTCCGTCGGAACAAGTGGGGTATAAGTCAGCTCTCTCATAAGCGTCTCCGATTTCTAATAGAGTTATTAGAATACTAATAGAATTTAAGAGAATTATATACTTTTTCTCGTGCCCTCTAGGAGATCTTACCATAGTTTCTAATAGACTAATAGAATTCTATTAGTTTTGAGAAACACCACAATCCAATGACCAAGAGCCTTTCAGCTCCATTCTATTAGTTTATTAGAGTTATTAGTAGTTTTGCGAAAGTTTTTTCAAAAACTTTTTTAATTTTGAGAGAAACAATACAATAACAAAAAACCCACCAATCTATCCGACGGATGGGTTCTTCTTGGGAGAGACTCTTTACTAATTACTATTGTACGGCTCCCAGTTATCGATATAATAGAAGTTTTCCCCCGAGTCCACGTCCGTGGCTAGTATTTCCCCCGCCTCCCAATTTTGTAGGATAGGGTCGTCGGTAGAGTCATCTGCCCCCCGTCCGCCGAGCTCGATCACTAGGAAAAATAACTCCGAGTAGTGTTTCACAATGGCTTCGATCTTGGCGGGTGGTCCTGTATATAAGTGCCACGATTCGCCCCTCCCCGCTTCGGGGTTCGCGTGTAGTCGTACATTATAAATTCTCATTTTTCCCCCTATCTATAAAGTGGTACCTACTTTCAATATCTGGGTATTTTTTAAATACCTCTATTAGTGCGGTTTGTTCATTTACCTCGAACTTCGCAAACTCCACTAAGAAGTCTATCTCAGGCTCGATACCGTTCTCTCGCAACAGTCCGCGAGCTTTTTCGATACGGTCTGTATCGTGTAGTTTAATTACTTCTCCCATTTCTCTCTCCTTTCTATTTAATGGTTAAAATCTAGCTATTTAGCTATAGGTATATTATAAGGGCGAAAAGTACGAATATAAAGCAGCTTTGGACCCGCCCACGAGCCGTTAGCCATTTCCCGTACTCCCAAATCCGCCCGTCCCACGTTCTGTGATGTGGCTAAACTCTAATACCGATGAGAACATCACGTGTTCCACTGGCATAAATACTAGCTGTGCGATCCGATCACCGTTTTGTACCAAAAACTCGTTATGGCTGTAGTTTTTAAGGTAGACCATCAATTCCCCTTGGTAGTCCGAGTCGATTAAACCGAGTACATTCGCGGGCAGTATGCCTCGTACCCCGAGTCCTGATCTAGGCATAATAAATCCAGCGAGCGTGTGGTCGCCTATATAAATCGAATATCCCATGGGAAACTGTACGGTCTCTCCAGGATAAATCATCGCGTTATCGCAGGAGCGTAGGTCTAGTCCTGCGGATCCGACCGTCGCGTATTCGGGTACGCCACGCCCCTCAGCACGCGGGTCATTAAAGATGATCTCAATCTTCTTCATTTCATTTCTGTTGCGTCTTGTGTAAAATAATCTCTATGAACATGCTTTCCCTGATATTCTTCAGGATAATCAGACCCTCCAAATTCATCACCAACTTCCTTAGCTTTTTTTAATGCTTCTTCTTCATTATTAGCTTTTATTGTAATCACAACCCCTTCTTCTAGACAGATAGCTACTCTAAATGTTTTCATATAATCCACCAAACAATCGCTACTATAATAATCAAGGGTATTTTGGTAATTGCCTGATACTTCCAAAAGTTATTGTGTACCCAGTTGTGTAGTTTTTCTAGTTTATTCATTTGTTTGTATCTCCTTAAAGATTTTATTTCTTTCTTTTTCTGTTTCATACCACCTCACTTCCAAAATTTCGGGTGGCTCTACATATAGGTTGTCATAATAATAAATACCATGTATCAAACCATTATTATCTTTATCTTCCGAATAGAATTTATGTAATTCTTCTTTGTACCAATTCACTTTCTGCATACCAGAAATATATTCTTCTTCATAATTAATTTCTGTAATTGCTATGTTTCGTTCTTCACAGTCTTTGGATATGTCTTTAACGCATTCTCTAAATTCACTCATTTCCTGACCCTCCACACATAGAGCATGTTTGCCCTCCAGGTAAATGGGCGGGCAGTCCTAGAAAACCGTGTCCGTTACAGTTGGGGCATGGTCCTTTCATACTCGCTCCTCCACCCGTCTGCCGTACTCGTCGTGCGGCTCGGTAGGTGCTTCCTGTGTTACTAAAAATTCGCGTACGGCTAAGTGGATCCATTCCTCTTTAAACTTACGCGGTGCGCCCCCGTCAAAGACCATATGGTACACAAAGTCACAAGCGTCTGCACGCTCCTCATCGCTGTAGGCAAACATAAGTTTGTCGACCCCTGCCTTAATGACGTCGTTAAGCGTTTCAGTTGGGGCGGACATCTATAATCTCCGAAACTTTATCCGTAATTTGATTACGTGCTTCTAATAGCGTGATGCGTTGGTCCAAACTATCTATTTTATTGATCGTTTTTATTAACTCGTCCTTAAGTAAGCCGCTGACTTTAATCTGCTCGTTGCCCGTAGATCCCAACTGTTC